GTATCTTCAAACTCTGATTTATCATAATTCCAATAACCATCTACTTTTCTGATTTTTAATTTGAAATTAGCACCTTCCCAAAAATCAAATGGGTTGATTGCTTTTTCATCTTCAAACTCAGGTGACATTGCTGCTGTAATCTTATCAAAGATTTTCTTTCCATAACGGAACAAGAATACTTTACCTTCATTCTCTGGATGTTTCGCATCACTTACTACATAGATGTTTGAGAAATATTGTAATTTTCTTTTCTGTTTACGGGCGATTTCTTTGTCAGATTCCAAACCTGTATTCCATAATTGTGTATTATGTTCTGAAACAGGGTCTTTCTGATTAAGAGTTGTAAGAGAATTCTCAATGTACCATTGACCTGTTGGGCCTTGAAATGCATGATTCCAAACTTTTGCCCATGGCAAGTCCTCACCTTGAACAGCAGGTAAGAAACGAAGTACTGCATAACCATTACCAGACTTATCTAGTTCAGGTTTCCACAATCTTTCATCCACGTATGATTTTTTCTCTTGGGGTTTGGTTTCACCTTTAGCTGCATCAAGCAACTTATTAAGCGAACCACTACTTTTTAGACTATCTAAAGACATCTTTTATCTCCTTTCCGTATGTTGTCGTATGTTAATTTGTACATCTTTACTACATAACTATTTATATTAGTTATTCTGGTAATTATACTAGCCCCTGACATGTTTTGTCAAGTGTTTTATAACTAATTCTTTTAACATTTTTTCTCAGTAGTTCATTGTCGTATTGTTTTTGAAATGCAATACAGCTCTTGTTCTTATCATCTACCCAATAAAATTGAGTGTCTGGGTACTCCTTAAACACCTGTATTAACTGATTAACCCAATTATCTGTACTAAATCCCTTTGATTCTATGGGTAAGTAATTATTTGTTCCTTTATAGATGTTATTCAGAGGTTTATCATAACTACTCATATCAAATCCTAACATATATACTTCTTTTGTACCCTGTTGACAAGCCAGATGTATTGCAGTTGCACCAGCACACCAATCTTTAGGGTGTTTTATGTTTTTAATTTTATCACTCTCTTGTAACCATGTAACATATAGACCTACATTTTTATAGCATTTTCTTTTTATATCTTCTTTGTTGAGGTGTGGAAAGTTTTTTATCATATCGTGATAGTTTCTTTCTGCATCTATTGCTTCTTTTCCTTGTACAACACAAATATCACTATTGTTTGGATTGTCAGTTTGAAAAACTAGTTCTCGTGGATAGTTCATCATTAAAAACTCTGGATGAAATTGTTCTAGTATACTCCAATCTGCAAACCAACAATTGTTCTTAGATGTATAACCAGATTCATATATTTCTTGTTGTATTCCATAATCTATGGCAACTAGATTGTCAACTTTACAATCTCTGTATGATGCATTACATCCCCATGTAGTAAATCCTTCATAATCTTTAGTTACATCCCAAGATTTTCGAGATTCACCATTCCCATAAATTAATGCCCTTGATAATGATGGCATGATATATACTCCTTAAATTGTTCACTTGTTGTAAATTTTAAATTATCAATTCCTTGAAAGTTATCAGTTTCTAACATGGGTGATACCCAAGTAAATTTTACATTCTTGAATTTTCTCATAACTGTTTTCATTTGATTTTGCCATGTAGTAGAATTAAATCCTATTTGATAATCTTTCCAAAGGTATAGATTACTCAAAGGTTTATCTATTGTTGATAAATCAAATCCTAGTAAAAATACTTCATCAGCACCTTGTTCAGATGCAAGATACATTGCTGTACTACCAGCACTATTACCCTTGAAATCTTCTATGTCGTATACTTTATCTTTATCATCTAACCAAGTGATATATAAACCTGTATTTCTCATACATTTATGTCTTAGTTGTTTTTCCTCATCTCCACTCATTTTATTAGTTAGTAAATTATGATATTTTTGTACTGCTGTTTTAGGATTCTTACCTTGTACTACACACCATTTTTTATTTCCTTTTTCTGTTTCAAAAATTTCATCTTCGTTAAACCCTAGTTTTAACAGTTCGAGGTGTCTACTACCAAATGCAGGCTTATCAATAAATTCTTTTGGTAATTCATTCCAATCTAAAAACCAACATTTATTTTCTTTTGCATAACCACTTTGGTATACTTCTTGTTGTGCAACATAATCTACGGCAACTAAATTATCAACTTTACCTTCGTGATGTATTTTATTGCAACCCCATGTAACTATATCTCTGTAACTTTTATTAATATCAAAACCTAGTCTTGATTTACCATTTCCATAAATTATTGCTTTACTCATAATTATTTTTTACATCCTCATATGTTAACGTATCTTTACCATTAATAGTTTTGTAGTCATGTAATTTAACTTTTGCTTCAACCATAGTACATAGAAATCTTCTAGAATACTTAGATGGTTTTCTTTCAGTAATATAATGCCAACTGATAGGTGTGTTAGGAAAAAGTATGATTTTGTTTTCACCATAATTAAATTGTTTTTCTTCATTTGTTATGGGATTCTTTAATCTTAAATGTCCACCATCATCTTCTTCATTCTCATTTTTAAAATACCATAAACCTGTAACCATTTTGTTACCATTATCTATGTGTGACTTTCTCATTGGAAATCCTGTATCTGTTGGTGGATTCTCAGAGAAAGTGTGTGAGTAAGCACACTTTACCTTCTTAATATCTAATCTAGGATAGAACTTTTTAAACACAGATTCACTTTTAATTAATACATCTAAAGCAGATTCATTGAGTGTCGTTTTAATTTCATCATCTTCAATAAGTGTGTTTGACCTATTCTTAATCTTGTTCCACTTCTTATCTTCATCATTGGTATTCCAATTTTCTTTTACATGGTTGTAAAATTCTTCTGGTAAAGACCCTGTGTAATGGGGCCAAGGTTCTTCATGATATTTTAGCAATTTCTAAGTCCTCTACTATGTGTGACTGATTGTACTTAATATCCTCTATATTTGTCCATACGAGACTCTCAGGTACATTCCATAGTTGGTCACAGTTTTTACAGTATGGTATGTCATCAAACCTCTCTTCTTCGTGTGCCTTGACTAACTCTTGATACTTATCACCATCTAATACTTCCTGTATGGTTTGTGTATCTAAATGTCCAAGTGTTGCTTCTTTGTCATTACCCAACACCATACAACAAGCAACTACACCACCTTGTCTTTTTTCTAAACCACCTGCTCTGACTTGTAACATTGGCGCCATTGGTCTACCACAGGTTCTCCTTTCTTCTTTTCTTCTTGAATAAACTTTTGTATACTCACCAGACCAGTTATGCATCATCCATATTTCTGATTGAGTGTTAGTTACATCTACCCAGTTCTTTCTGTACTGTTCAACTTCATAATCTTTTTGATTGATATCAATGATTAAATGATTGGCATGTATTTCTGTGTTTGTTCCCTTACATGCTTCTACAAGTTTACGAACATTTTCTCTGACTGTTAGATATCTGTCTGACGTATCTTTCTTTGATTTTGACGGCATCCATTTACTATAGGTTTCACTATTATATCCTACACATGATATACGAAATACGTCAAGTCCACTATTTGCAATTTCTTCTATTAGTTTGTCGTTGAGTGTATACCCATTACTAAAACTTACACATTTTAGATTTCTATCTTTGATATATTTTATAGATTTAATAAAGTCTTTATTTAATGTGGGTTCACCACCACCATGTATACTTACAGATTCAACACCATGTTCCATAGCATTGTCTAAAATCTTTACAAAGTTATCCCACTTCAAGACTTTCTTAAATTCTTTTTCTCTACCACCTTCAAAACCTTGTGGACACATTTGACATGAGTAATTACAACCACCAGCTAATTCCATATCTAACTGTCTAATTTTTTTCATACCATTAACCCCTTTAGTATTAGTTTAAAACTAGTACTATCAAATTTAAGGAAAGCTTTATAGTCGTTCATAAGTTTGTAAACATCTTTCCAAACATAATCGTCAATAAGTTCAGCATTCCATGCTTTATCAAATTGTAATATTGAGTTGAGTATCACTAAAGTTTCTAATGAAACTCTTTTACCAAGATATTCTTTTAATAATTTAGGGTGTTTGTTTTTAGATACGGCAACTAAATTTTTATCTAGTATTGGTTCTATCTCTGACTTAAATGTATAAGTCAAACTTTGTATTTTCTTTTTCCACCCTGTATAATTTTCTTCATCAAACTTACCAACCCACCCTTTAGGATGTATTAAAAAGTTAGCAAGTAAGTAATCTTGAACATCTTCTTTATTTTTGTATTTATGAGTTAGTTTAACAAAGAAAACTCTATCGTTTCTTTTGTAAAACGAATCTCTTGACACTTTACTTTTACCATTATATTTGACAAAATCATAATTGCTTTTATCAAAGTGAGCCTTCATGGAGCAGTACATTAAATATGCATCTATTGGTTGCATTACATAGGTAGTTTAGCAGACTTAGGTAAATAATTTAAATCCCTTGCGTTTGCTTCTATTTTTTCTTTTAAGTTTTTTGTTAATAATTTTGCTGTAGTTACAGGTTCGATACCCAACTGTTCACAATATAAAGATATTGCTTCTAAGTGTGTAACTCTTTTATGAAAAGAAATCTTCTCTATTTCCAGAGAGAATGTCTTTGGTGTGTGTGATGTTGTGTCTGACATTATACACAACCTGTTGGTTTTGGTAGACCACCATATTTTGCAATTATTTTCATAGGTCCTGATTTAAAGACTTCGTATAATTTACTTGCTTTTCTATCCATACCAAACTCCTTTGCAAAGACACGAACAGCAGGAACTGTACCTGTTTCATTGTACATTTCTTTTGCTTTGTCTATGTATGTTTTGATTTCTTCTGTTATGGCATAATTATCTTCTTCTGCCATTTGATTCATAACTTCTTCTGACCAATCACTTGTGTTGATAAGAAATCCGTCACCGTCTCTATCCAATTCCATAATATACTCCTTAATTTTCACCATTATACTATACTAAAACATGTATTGTCAACTTTTTTTAATTATTAAAAAGCTGCACTAGAACCACAACCACAAGTAGATTTTGCATTTGGATTTTTAATAGTAAATGCACTACCATTTAGTGGGTCATTAGTGTAGTCAATTGTTGCACCATCAAAATACATTCCACTCATAGGGTCTACAAGAAGTTTGACTCCGTTAGTTTCAAATATCCAATCGTCATCTTTTATCTTATCTAAGGTGAATCCATATTGAAAACCAGAACATCCACCACCCTGTATAAAGGTACGAAGATTAAGACCATCTTCTTCAGTTGCCAAGATTATCTTTGTTTGGTCAGCTGCACTCTCTGTAAATATCATTTCCATTACTTGTACCACTCCGCTAGTGTTTCTTCTAATAATGGTATGTATTCGTGTTTTTTCTTAACAAACTCTTGTACTGTACCATTCTCCGTCACAACTAAAATTACTATTTGATTGATAGGTGTTCCTGTCATTTCCTCAAACATTTCAGCATATGCTGCTGTTTGAATATAGTAATTTTCATTATAAGAATCTTTTCTTTCGTTTGTAGATGTTTTAAAATCTACGATTGATAACTGATGTGCATAGTTTGCTATCAAATCTACTCTACCTGCTACTTTATATTTATCAGAATACAAACATGCCTCTTGTGCATAAACATCTGTTATGTATTCGAACTTTTTGTTTTTCAATTCAGTAAATAAAGTATATGGGAAAAAATCTTTCTTATGGTGTTCCATATTCTCACCATTCAGATAATCTTCGCACATCTTGTGTACTTTTGTACCTCTGGTTGCAGCTTTATTACATATGTAATTAGCAGTCTTTTCACCCACTCTTTTACGCCACTTCATCAACCCATCTTTACCTCTAGGTGACAATACTGTAGTAATTGAAGGATAATGATTTCCTTCTGGTGTTACATAATGTCTCTTACCATCAACTGTTTTTGTTTTTAAAACAGGAAAATCTAATTGTTCACTCATTATATTGTATGCCACTCCTTACCTTCAAATAATAAAGACTCTGCGAGTCTTCTTCTAATTAAACCATTTAGTGTTTTGCCTGCAGCTTTGTTCCATCTTTTCATTTCAGAAGGAACTGAACCGTAGTCTGTTTCATTTAATTTTTTCAACATAGTTGAACTTCTTAAATTACCAACACCTAAATTAAATGTCCATGCAACTAGTGAATCAAATTGACTTTGATTTAGTTCAACGATTACATTGTCATCAACATATTTTTCAAACTTTGCAATATCATTTTCTAACAATTTATCAGCTTCTGGTTGTGATATTATATCATCTTCCTTTACTCCACCTGTATGACCATAACCTATTGTCAATACATTAGCAGAACATCTATAAGCTTTTAATCTACAACCTTCAAATTTTTTAATCAGGGCTAATCCCTCTTGACTGCATTTCATAACTCAACTCCTATACCTTGTTTAGTTTTTTCTATGAGATAACTTCTCACGAAACCAGACCTTACGATATCTGGAATTTCAAATTCTACACAATTAAATTCGTTCATGTTTTCTAGAACTCTTAAAAAATCATGTAACCCATTTCTTTCATTTGTCTTTGTTAAATCTGTTTGACTAAAATCACCACAGAAGAATATTTTAGAATCTTGCCCTACTCTTGTAATGATAGTATCTAATTCATGGAAACTTAGATTTTGACATTCATCAACTATAATAATTGAATTATCAAATGTCAACCCTCGTAAAAATGATGTA